CGCTCTATTCGAGTACAGATGGAACTCTCAAAGCTGAGATTTCTCATACTGTGACGAAGGGGCGACGTGAACGTCATTTGTGGAAATTGTCTCGTAAGACTTTTTCACCAAATCCGTTCTTGCCAGCTGAAAATATCGAGAATGTTGTAAGCTGCCATGTCGTTATCGACAACCCTAATAATGGGATGACCGATGCCGATATTAAGCTGCTTGCATCTGCTGCGTTGACTTACGTCAATGTGTCAGGCACTCTTGATAAAATCATCGCGGGTGAAGGTTAATACCTCACTCCCGATTTGTATGAGTATGAGCGTCTAATCAACGCTCGTACTTCACCCAGCCTTCCAAAGCTGAGTGTTCTCCGCAGTGGAACCGTTGTGAAACGGTGCCATTTTGCTGGGTCTCGTGACATAGTACTGTAATGACAACCTCGAAAGGGTATCATGAAAAGTACAGAATACGATATACTACGACATATCCTAACTGATGTTGGGATAATGTGTAACACCTCCATGGATCGCGATCTGAAAACTATCAGATCGCGCCTCAGACGCGAAGGGTTATCGTTTCTTACGATAACTCTACCTACTTTTGCTAAAAGCTTCGAGAGAAGCCTTGAACAAGGTAGCATCGAGCCGTCAGATTTTCCAGGTTGGTCGAAAGGCCAGCATGGCGAATCTGCACGAATCCCGAGATTTCTCTCAGGTATCGTGTCGATGGTGTTTGAGCCGGGAAGTGGGGCTCTTCGCGAGAACTCTTCAGTGGAAGCTGTTGACGGCGTTAGGCAAATTTGCCTAGCGTTCAACAAATACACAAAGGAGTGCACATATGCTAGACAGCAAAAAGCTATCGCAGCATATCTACAATGCGAAGAAGACCTTGGCCGAGTTGATGTACATACGTGGCTTCATCACAATCTTTTTCGTGATGTGGCTCGTATTGTATTTGGCGGCATGTTCAATATCGTACAGGAAAACCTGTTCGGTAGTGGACTCTGCCCCAAGCACGGACCCGGTGCTGTCGTCGAGCGTCTCCGCGGAAACGCGAAGTTTCGACACAAGCACTGGACTGAGCGACTCAGCCGAGCCATGCCCCCAGATAACTACCTCTTCAGTAATTCTGAAGCGTGGTTAGAAGGGCATGAGTCTCTGGTGTTACTGTCAGAGGAAGAAGAACCACCTGTGAAGGTGATCTTCGTCCCGAAGACAGCAAAAACACCGAGAGTCATAGCGATTGAACCAACTCATATGCAGTATGCACAACAAGCCTTTATGGCTGAATTTGTGCGACTGATTGAGAAGGACCCTAGTTTGGGTAAGGCTATCCATTTTACAGATAGTTCCTTCAATCGTAGCTCCGCTCGTG